GGACTTCGAGGATAAGCTGAAACAACTGCTCAGTTCTCATCCGATTGAGAACGGTGAAAAGCTCCACCGAGACTCCTGGGAATACATCCAGGACAATCTGCGACTCAGTCGCGTCAACCTCCAGAGGAAGGCTCTCCTCGAGGAGGTCATGGCGTCAGGATGAGTCTCAGGTGAAAGCGAACCAACCAACGAAAGGAAGAAGCATGATCAAAGTCATCGGATGGAAGACCACGGGAACGAACGGCGAAGTCCTCTACCGTCTCGATCGCCCCGAGGACGGAGCTCGGCTGTTCCGCGATCTCTACAACGTGGACACCATCGACGCCCAGGTACTGCGGATCTTCCAGATGACCGAGGATGATTGGAAGAGCGCTGACCATCTGAGCAAGAAGTCGGCGTAAGGTATCTGGCGAGATGTAGAAACCTCGTCAGTTTGGGAGCGCGGGTGCTGTGTCCGTGAAATTCGGAGCGAGCTTAAGCGTGCGGATGATCTCCTACGGCCCGCGTTCTTATTTCTTCTCCAAGACTTCGGTGATGGTCGCATCGATCACGTCCTTGATCCGATGGGCTCTTGGAGTCGATTGAATCATACCCTTGATGGTGATCGCTCTCCCTGCGGCCAGAAGAATCTCGCGTCGTCTCAGTCCCTCACTCGTGTAAAACGCCGTCAGTTCTGAGATCGTGTTGTCGTTCTTGTCGGGGAGGATGTTTTCGAAATCAGTGAAGCACTGACTGAGAAGCGCGGAATGCTCATCCTCTATCCGAAGTTTTTTGGCTTGCCCTTCTTCTCGTATCTTCCATATGCCCGCGACAATGATGGCTAAGGTGTTGAAAATCGTCAAAGAATCGATGATGTCCTTGAAATCCATCGCGCGGACTTACCTCAAGGCGTTTAAATTTCAAACATCCTTTGATTTTTAAACACCGTCCCGCTTCAATTAGATATGGCCGACGACATCCTGATCCACCCGAAGACCTTGCCTTATCTCCGGAGTGGGAAGATCCAGAAGGGCGGGCAGGACATCGGCGAGACCCGCGTCCCGAATGCCCTGCTGGCTGAGGCTCTCGAGCTCTTCGCCCGGCTCCTTTTCTGCGTGGAAGATCCTGGGACTCGCGCTAGGATGCAGCTCCTATGCAAGAAACTCGACGGGACTTTGAAGTAAAAGACTGCGCTCATCGCTTCATTCGTCTCGAGTATGTCGCGGCGATGGACCCGATGAAAACAGGAGAGCAGCAGGCACGATGTACCGACTGCGGAAAGCTCGTGCCCCTTCGAGGATTGACCATGAACGTGATTGAGATTCGCGAGCGAGTGAAGCTTCCATAGGCACACCGCTCGCATGGCTCCGCGCCATGAATTCCAATCTCCACGTCGATAACCCCGATCTTCAACGCCTCGCCCGCCACGTCTTCGATTTCGTGGACCGATATCCGGACGGTCTGATCGTGATCCAGTCGCTCCTCCAGGTGATCGAGAAGGACGGACTGCCACACGCTCAGCGCGGGCATACCGCTTGCTTCGACTCCATGCATGAGCGCGGCGGACACTCACTCCATTGAGATTGAAGATCAGAGAACTCTGATCCGGTCCGCCGCGCAGCGAATCCTCGAGCTGCACCCACGCGGATACGAGATTCTCTATGAGCTTTGTGTAATTGAGATTCTTGGGATCAAGCCCTCAGGACTCGAGGGAACGTACTGCGAATGGCCACGCGAAGCAGCTTAAGCCGATCGCTCGGCTAGGTCCGCTTCCATCTTCTCGGCTGCCATATCGAGCGCCAATTCCAGATACCGATTCACGTCGTAAGCGCGGAGCTTGTCTCCACCCTTGATGCGCTCAAGCCGCGCGTGCAGATCCGGTCGAATCCGGATCGTGAGATTCAGTCGTCGCTCGCGCTCTTCCGTGCGGAACTCGGGCAAAGATTTTGGTTGGTCCATGGATTCAGTATCCACACCGCGCCTGCGGAATGCAATCGCTCACGCCCGCTTTGAGCCCGCATCGTGAAACAACGTGAAGTGATGTGAAGCTTCGCGAGCAGAAATGAACGCAATCTTCTCGCCCGCACCATGCTTGCGTTGAAGACGCACGCTCGAGCGTTGAGCATCGAATAAAGCATGCCCAAGAGTTCAGTCGAGGCTCGCCATCGCATCTTTGTCCGCGAATACCTGGTTCACCAGAACGCGACGAAAGCGGCGGCTGCGGCCGGTTACTCCGAGAAATGCGCGCATGCCCAGGGCCACCGGCTGCTGAAGGATCCCCGGATCAAGGCAGAGATCGAGGCCAATCTTAAAGCGCGGGAGGATCGTCTTGAAATCAAAGCCGACGACATTCTCCGGCCGCTCCTTGAAATCCTCAGAACCGATCTCACGAAGCTCTTCGACGACAACGGGGACCCCATCGAACTCCACCGACTCCCTCCGGAAGTCGCGCGCGCCATCGCATCCGTCGACTTCGAGGAACTCTACGAGCGTCACGGCCAGGATCGAGTCGAGATCGGGCGAACGAAGAAGATCCGCTTCTGGAACAAGCTCGATGCCGCGACCCTCCTCGGCAAGCATCTCAAGCTTTGGGTTGATCGTGTTGAACATGATGTGTCCGACCAACTGGCGGAACGCCTCGAAGCGGCCAGGAAGCGAGTGAATGGAAACAGCTAAGAAGCTCGATCCAGAAACCGAACTCGTGGACGCCATGGCCGGCTTCGCGAAGGACCCCTACGCGTGGGTCCTCTTCTCGTTCCCCTGGGGCAAAGGCGAACTAGAGAAGCGAACGGGACCCGAGGACTGGCAGGCCGAGGAACTGAAGGCCATCCGCGATGCGCTCCAATCCGGGAAGACGACTCCTGGCCTGGTCTACTTGAGCGCGACGGCCTCCGGCCACGGGATCGGGAAATCCGCGATGGTCTCCTGGCTGATCCTCTGGGGCCTCTCGACGTTCGCCGACACGAAGGTCGTCGTCACCGCGAACACCGCGACCCAGCTCGCGACAAAGACCTGGGCGGAGCTCGCGAAATGGCATCGCCTCTTTATCGCCGGTCACTGGTTCGAGTACACGGCGACGTCGCTCTATGCCAAGGATCGACATCACGAGAAGACCTGGCGCGCGGACGCCGTCACCTGGTCGGTCACGAACTCGGAAGCCTTTGCCGGTCTCCACAACCAAGGCAAACGCCTCCTCATCATCTTCGATGAGGCCTCCGGTATCGCCGACAAGGTCTGGGAGGTCGCTGAAGGCTGCCTCACCGATGAGGGAACGGAGATATTCTGGTTCCCCTTCGGCAATCCCACCCGAGCCGTCGGGCGGTTCCGTGAGTGTTTCCGGCGCCTGGCCCACCGCTGGAGAACCCGCCAGGTCGACTCCCGCACGGTCACCCACACGAACAAAAAGCAGATCCAGGAATGGATCGACGACTACGGCGAGAACTCCGACTTCGTGAAGGTCCGCGTGAAGGGCGAGTTCCCGAACTCGTCTGATCGCCAGTTCATTGCCGCGAACCTCGTGGACGCCGCGCGCGTCCGGAAGATTCACGAAAGCCAATACAGCTTCGCGCCCAGGATCATCGGCGTCGACCCCGCGCTCTACGGGGAAGACGAATGCGTGATCGTCCTCCGCCAGGGACTCGCGTGCCAGATCCTCTTCAAGGCGCGCAAGCTCGGCGACGACTTCCTCCTCGCGCAGCACATCGCGCGCTTCGAAACCGAGCATCAAGCTGACGCGGTCTTCGTCGACTTCGGTGGCGGATCCGGTGCGGTCTCCGCGGGCAAGCAGATGGGTCGCAAGTGGACGCTCGTCAACTTCGGCGATGCCTCGGCGGATCCCCAGTATCTGAACAAACGCGCTGAGATGTGGGGATCCACCCGCGAATGGCTCAAGGACGGCGGCGTCATCCCCGACGATCCGATCCTGGGCGACCAGCTCACCGCTCCTGAGTTCCACATGAAGTTGAACGGAAAGATCTGCCTCCAGTCCAAGGAGGACATGCGCCGCGAAGGGATTCCATCTCCCGATCGCGCGGACGCCTTGGCCATCACTTTCGCTTACCCGGTCGTCAAGAAGGCACATCAGTTTCCTGGAGTTCCGGGCGCGCTCGAGTTCGCCAATCAAGGTTCGGGAATGGAGTTCTCGAACGGAAAATACAACCCCCTCGGAGGGACCTGACCATGGCTGGAATCGGGAAGAAGAACAGCACCGCAAAGATTAGTCTTGGCGGGATTATAGGCGCGATTGCTGGCGGTGCGATCGGAGGCCTCCCAGGGATCTTTATCGGTAGTGCGGCTGGGGACGCGATCCAAAATGGCGACTCGGCTGAGGACATCCTCACGAAGTCGGTCACGAAAGGCGTCAAGCTAGCCGCGAAGCCTTTCACCATGCCGTTCGAAACTGCCAAGGACGTCTATGATAGTGTCCAGAAGGATCCAGTCAGCGCGGCCGCTACTCTTTTCGGAGCCCCTGGCATTACGACCGGAAACGCCCTTCCGATTCCCGGGATGGGCGGAGGCCCGCTTCCGTCAGTGAAGGACGTGGCTTCGGATCCGAAGGGCACCCTCCAGGAGTCCGCGGCA